TGATTGTCTTGTACCATCGATACAAGTTACTTCAATTTGATGAGCCAGAGGGTTCTTGACGACGCGATACATTCTTTTGTTCTTCGTAAGATTTATGACTGTCTTTAAGTCTCTTACGAGACTGCTGTTCTTCAGTTTGAAGCCTGTCTTTCAAAAATTGAATCCCTTCGCGCATCTCTATAATCGCTTTCTCACATTGAAGAATGCAAGAATCAGTTTGACAAAGAGCATCTGCTATTGGCGAATACAAATCCATGAGCTCATTTCGTTTCCTTTCGGCATCTGAATCGTAGAATCTCTCGTGATCGCGCAAATGTATGAAGATATCATCATACTTTATAATATTGACACGAAGAAACCTCAATGACCTGTCGTACTCCTCTTTAATTAGGCGAAGTTTCGAAAGCCGAGATTCATAATGATCAATTCCAAGTTGAACAATTTGAATCCGATACTCACTTCTCTTGTAACAGTTGGTGAGCTGATCACCAAATATGACATTAAAATGAAAGTTCATTCAGGAAATTGTGATAGCTTCAAGAAAAGCATTTACAATTATTTTTAACACTTATATTAGAAATATGGTCGAAAGACATACCAAAAAAAGTAACTCTAATTACGGTAATTGCGCAGCACCATCTGTCAACTACCGAACTCCGAAACGAAATCAAGCGACAAAAAGCTGCTACCCCAAATCGTATCTACGACGGCTCGTCCATGCATTCAATAACACTGAATGGGCCAAGGATAACCCCATCGTCATCGATGATGCAGCACGCGAAGAAGATATATGGAAAGAGATTTATTCGCGAATGAAACATATTTGTAACAACGAAAAATGTTGGCTAAATCACCTGCAAGTCACAGAAGATGGAGAAGACGTGACTACAGATGCGCGCCAATTTTTCCTTCCGATGCGTCCAGAATCATGGAAAAGCAATCCAAGAACATGGTTGACAAATTTTGACATTGAGCGAATTATGAAAATGTACACGAAAAAGCATCGTGATTTTCATTTCATCGGACCTGTTCCAATCGACTTTGCGGAACGACGAGGTGATAGTTGTATTTCAAAAGAGTTGTGTGATATAACAATAGCTGCATGGAAGAAGAAAAAGTATGAAAAAGTAGGAATAGTGTTCAATACAGATCCTTCCTATTTAGGAGGATCCCATTGGATTGCAACTTATATTGACTTGCAAGTACGTCGTGTTTATTTCTACGATAGCTACGGGATTCCTCCACCTCATCAAGTACGCAGTCTACTTAATGGACTCGCTAAGGAACTCGGAACAGAATTAAAATACAATCCACGTCGGCATCAATATTTCAATACCGAATGCGGTGTCTACTGTATACATTTTATTCTCTCTTTGATTGAAGGAAAAATCGATTTTGAAAGCTACGTGCACGAAATCGCTCTTCATGATGACGAAGTGGTCAAGTATCGCGACATTTTCTGGGATAGTACTTAAACCAACATTTATTTACAAGGTGCAAAACTTTTTCGATGGTGCGGAGATATACCAAAAGCTTTAATGCCAGCCATATGTTCAGCCGTACCATACCCCTTATTCTTTGACCATTTATACTTGGCTTCAAAATCTGGATTGGCGACAGCAATTTCAAGCATGTATGCATCTCGATGTGTTTTCGCGAGTATGGATGCCGCAGCTACATGTCTGTACTTTTGATCTCCGTCGACGGCACACGTCACTGGAATATAGGCATCAGAACCGGTCATTGTGCGCCAGTAGCTTCCGTCAATTGTTAAATGTTCTACCGGACTTTGAGTTTTTATGGTCCTTATCGCGTCGTGCATTGCCTCCATCGTTGCCTGAAGGATATTTAGACGATCGATGTCGTCTACCTCTGCATAGGTGACGGCATACGCCAATGCGTGTTTCTTGATATATTCACTGAGAATAAATCTCTTTTTTGCGGAGAGAGCTTTGGAGTCATTGATGGATAGATAGAATTCATCCGGAAAAGAACTTGCAGGGGGAAGGATGACCGCGGCGGCGTATACGCGACCACATAAGGCTCCTCGTCCTGCCTCATCTAAGCCACAATCTAACTTTTCTGGATACATACTGTGTTCAAGAACTCTCTTCTCCATATTGTAAAAAGAATGTATGTACTTGTCTTTCTTTTCATCGTACTAATCGTACTTCTCGTGATAATAACTGGCTTCATTTTTTTGAAACCAAATGTCGTAACGGTTGAAAACTTTTCAGTTGACAAAATAGACCCCTTCTGTGTCTCTTTCTCCCGCAACAAAGAAATTCAACTGCTCGAAATGTATGCGGAACTACAATCTCAAAACAATATTGTCAACATAGTCGACTTGAAAGAAAGGTTGGGAAATACGCAAATTTTCACGCTGACACAACTTCTCGGCGATGACACAATTGAAAATGCCCAGAAATTGTTTATGTCCAACAAAGCAGACTCAAACGCTCAATCTTATGACTGGACATTCATTAACAGTATAGTCAAGAGAATTCGTTTCAACAGAATGACCAAAGAAGACTTTTCCAATTATTTGAAACAGTTCATGAATCTCCCAATTTGCGCCGAATCACAGGACCCCTTCTTCTCCTACTTTGATGAGAACCCTGTTTGGCGTCCCTATGAGCACGACGCGGACTTTATGCAAAACTTCGCAGACAGTGCAAAGAACAATGTTTTACTTGTCGCGGACTATTCAAAAGCAAGCATCGATAAAAACACGTACAATGAAAAACTCGTTGTCCCGTACGGGTACTTACCCCCTCCAGACGTACCTTTCAAACATGTCCCGCAAAATCACGAAATGTCTTTTCGCTGTCAGCGCTTCTACCACAATTGTCAAGATACAAATCGAATTTCCAATGCTTGTTGAAAATCAAAAACAAATAGTTCAACTACTTTCTGGGGCATCGAACATATCGTTCAAATAGAGGTATGTAAAAGTACAGTCGGCAAGAAGTGGTAGAAATATAACCAAGTACGGGATAAAGTAGTCTTTTGAGATTGGAAAGTAAATCACTAAAAAGAAAAGATAGGCTGGAATAGCCAACATGTCCACGATATGTATGTACTTGTAGTAGAGACGAATATCGTTGGAGAAGATTTGTTTCCTTAGAGGAGGATCAAAAAAGCAATAAATGAACAGTCCATCAATCGCTGCTGCTATCACAAGAAATAAAATTGTGAGATAGTCAACAAATGTTTTCGTTTCTGACAACGATAAACAAAGTAGGTAAAGTAGGAAAAATGGATAACATGCCATGTCTCCATACACGACGATATTCTCTTTTACATGAAAAGTCATTATTACTACTTATCAGATAAAATAGATTTTTTGAATGGGTGAAAAAGCTTATATGCGTCGATACAATTCTTGACCGAAATCCATCCACACGCGCGGTCTTAAGGCATCGCCGCTACTACTACAGCTATAAAAGCACAACCCAATCACTTTGTACTTCATATCTTTCAGAAAAGGAATCAATGATCTCCATGACCGTTTATGGAAGACGCGTTTTGTCTGAATATTCAGTACATTTTGGTCACTGATATTCAACGTTTTGGATATTGTATGCAAGTTGGCAAATCGAATGCAAGGGTTTGCCAGGATTGTATTTCTACCACTTTGGATACATAAATCTGAAAACAACAATGTCAAAGGAGGAACAGTCAAGGGAGTGACATCTCCTTTTCTTGATCCCCCGAGAATCTCACATTCAATCAATGTCGTATCATAAAAGGCGTCGTTGCTACATTTGACGAAACTGGAAATGTCAAACATTTTTGGATATGGATATCCATTTTTGATGTATCGATGAATAAGAAAGATACATTGTTTGTCACCGACATGTGTCATCAGGAACCAGTAACGTTCTCCTTCTGTCAACACCGTGAAAAACGTGGGAACTTTCCAAAACGTGTCGGTCATGTAACCCAATTTGTTTTGGTTTTTGTCAAGCACTCTTTGCTTTGTCAAATCATAAATCTTGTCCAAGAGGAGACGTTTCGTGCTATTGTTGTGACATTGAAGCATTTCATGGCCTCGAAAAATAATTTTACTTTCCTCCATGTTTTCAGTTGTGCAAATGATTGACAAGATTCAAATTATAGTACTTATGCAAAATCATTTTTTTAAGTTGCAAGATCTGGAGCCATAACAGGTGCCCATAACCACCAGAACCATCCTCGCACGGGTTCTGTTTTCATGGCAAAGGAGTTCATGAGTGTGGAAACATCTTTTTGTTTCAGATTGAAATCGACAAAACGAATACAAGAGATGATTCCGTGAAATTCCACTTTTCCTGGAAGAAGTGACCATGTGGTTCCACTAATAATGGGAACATTCAATAAAGTCCAACTTCGATAGAGATCACCGTCCAAGTAAACATCGACAATGCGTCCATCCACGACCAAACAGATATTGTTCCACTTCTGCAATTTGAGCATGTTGCGAATACGGAATTCTTGGTGATCTTTTTTCTGGAAACCTTTCAAATCGAAACGAATTCGAATTTTTATCACGAAATCATTATGGTATGGGTCATACTCTAACATGATGTTGTTGTCTCCTTGGACTAACAATATGGCATTGTTCATCCCCTGTGGACTTCCAAACCGAATGTTGTCATTGTTTTCATTGACATCTGTCTTTTCGGCAACTGGACGTGTTAAATACCGTTCCGAGAAATTCTCCGGTTTCAAGTACATCATCAAAGTAAATCGCGTACGACTTTCGTTAATTGCAGGCATTTTATCGATATAGATTCCATCAGGACGCATCGCTTCATCAACAATGGAACATTTGGAATTCGTCTCCACTGCAGAAGCCACTGAACCGCAATATGAACTGGTGATGAGGAAGGGAGCATGAGCTCGATTCCATGCGAAAATCAAATAGGATATGATGAGAACAATGGCAAGATTCACAAAAAACAACGTGTAAAAGAATGCTGACATTTCTGAAGAAAAAAATATTCCGGTGTTATATAGTAATAAGAAAAACGAAATAAATAAACCTTTTTTTGCAGCTGGAATGGACGATACTCTCACAAATGTTCTCATTGCTTACTCCAAATGGGCCGGAATCGTCATTCTTGCGATAATAGTCATCTACATTGCATCAAGAATATACAATGCTTTCACCACGAAAAATGACAACGAACCACTTCTAATTCCTGCCCCTATCCTGATGACAAGTTCGGATTTAAAACCGTTCGCTGGTTCTCTGCTCCCCATGTCGACCAACGGCACGGAATTCTCCTACAGTTTCTGGCTTCTTATCAATGACTGGAACTTTAATTACGGAAAACCAAAATGTATCTTGTTCCGATCAACGGGTGACGTTAAAACTTTCAGCGTTGCCTCTCCTAGCATTTGGCTTTATCCTTACGAGAACAAAATGATGGTGCGCCTTAGTACCATGCTTGGAAAAGGAGGACCGAATACACCCTATGACAACGTCACTTACAATACCTGCAACACCAGTGGAAACAAGACCTACTCGAACGCCAATCCTAAATATTTTTGCGACCAGTCTCAGTTCAATACTATCAATGCTTGCGATATCGATGGCATTCCTTTGCAGAAATGGGTTCATGTCTCAGTCATCCTCTGGAATCGCACTTTGGATGTGTACATGAATGGCAAGCTTGCACGAAGTTGTGTCTTGCCAGGTATGCCTGTTACCGATTCTTCGCAGTTGAATCAATTGAACGTTGGCTACTGTGGTGGAAATGCGAGTACTTTCAACGGGTACATTTCTCGTCTGCGATACTGGAACAGAGCGATCACGGCAGCTGAGGTGTACAATACTTACACGGATGGACCCTTGCCACTCTCTTATTGGTGGTCGCAGTTGGTGAACAAGGTGAACGTGACTTTGAATGTCAATTGACACGGTTAAAATATTATTTTCACACCTATATTAAAAAAGGCCAGAATAAACAGTTAAAAATGAGTACCGCAGCGGCAGATACTACACAAACGATTTCAACAAGTGCTTTTGCCATCTTTGAAGTTGTCGTTGCAGCACTTCTTGGTCCGCTGGATGCGGCGGGAGAACGTCAACCTGCTTTGATCCATCAACTAGCGTTGTCCGTGGTATTGATAATTGCGTTGATGATTGTGTACTCGTTGGTCCAGTATTTCATCACAAGAATTCAAGGATCGTCTGCGGGTTCCCCATGGATCGTTCCTGACATAAAAGACGCCTCTCGTGGCATGACCATCAGTCAAGATCCTACCCAAAAGAATTCGATTCTACTTCGTCGTTCGTTAAATGAAGCCAATGGAATTGAATTCACGTACATGACATGGATTTTCATCACGGATTATGAATCCAATTATGGAAGACCAAAGGATATTTTCTATAAAGGAAACTTTAACGGAAATTTCGGGACGAGAACACCAGGAGTCTACTTACATCCTACTGAAAATACATTGATTGTGTACATGAGTACATATGCCGACCCAAATTCCAATTCAGTATCCGTTCCCAACATACCGGTAGGAAAATGGTTTCACTTGGCAATTACTTTGAAAGAACATGATGTCGATATCTACATCAATGGACTTTTGAAAAAGCGCATGGTTCTCAACAGTCTTCCCAAACAGAACTTTGGACCTCTTGTACTGAATGACAATGGTGGTTTTGAGGGATACTTGTCAAAATTTCGCTACTTTGACTATAAAGTAAGTAACTCGGAGATTGAGGCAGCAGTTTCCTATGGCCCGTCTTTGACACTGCCAGCATCCACCATGCAACAACCTCCTTATCTCGCGAGTAGCTGGTGGTTGTAAACAGTTTGTAAATATATGTAAATAAAAATCTTCTGTAATAGTAATATCCGCCGCAAATAATGAGTTTTGACAATACATTTCATGCTTATGTGTCTCCTTATTCCGATATGAAACCGGCAGTATATAGAAATGAAGGCCCGGAGCCAGGCATGTATCTGGTGGATGAATGTAGAAGAGATGACAAAACAAAGGAAAATAGCGTACCATTTATGCTCGATCAAACTTCCCTGAAATCGGACCCTTGCTGGAAAGATGCTCGCAATGAAATCAGTCAATATCCAGGTACCTATATCACCAGCGAATTTGCAACGAGACGATCCGATGAAGATTTTCGCAAAGCCGGAGCGATAGTCGAGAAAGGACGCACGAATCCATTGCGCGTTGCTTTTGCAGCTGGTGGTGGTGAAATTGACGCTGACTCTGATCTGCGACAAAATAAGAGTCTCTTGACACATCATCGTACCGTACAACCTTTGTCAAGTTTGCCCATCAATCCACCTCTTCGTGTGTATGGTGTCAAAGATTTAGTGAGAGAACAGATTGTCGTTGAAGGGAAACGTACACATGAAAAACGAACCGAGAAAATAAATCCGATCGAGAAGACAGCTGATTTGTATTTTTACCCCTTACTTCCATATTCAAAAGAGGTCCAGGATCCAGAACATATTATCTCGACGGATGTCATCCGCGGTGGATACCCATCAAGACGCTGGATGAAAGACAGATGCAAGACATAAATTGTTGGATATTTTTTTTCTTCTCTACTAATAAAAGCAAAAAACGAACTCTTTTTCGCAATGAGCAGCAATCGATTGAAATTTGACAACTGTTCTTACCAGGAAAATTTAACAAGAAATAACGGCCAACTTTCTTATCTACTTGACACTATTAAGTTTGACAATTGCAGTAAATGTCGCATTGAACTTGGTTCTGTTGGAGGAACAGCCGTGAGCCAGATTGCAGGAAATCTAGTGGATCTCGAGAATGACTTAAGAGGTCAAACCCGTCTTCACTCCCAGTGCACGATCCAGCAGTACACGAACCCTTGCGCTGGCCAAGCTGACAACTGCCAACCTGACCGTATTTACACCGACGGGACCAGAAATGCGGCCACTGCGATCGATACGAGCAAACGTCACCTAACTCCTTGTCAAATGGTGAGATACAAGCCAGTTCCTATCTCACCACCCATTACTCTCCAGGGATGCAGTGCAGGAGCAAGTAGTGTCCAGCCGAATTTTCCTAGACCTTATGTCAATTACTCTTCTTGAATACACATGTAGAAGGTAATTTGGAGTAATCTTTCGCTCCATTCACAGTTTTTGGTGCGTTTAGTTATGACTAAAAAAAGCAATCGGAATATTATTCTTAGTCAATTGTAAAATAATGTCATGATTCCTAAAGACATTTTTCTTCGTTGGATTTGTGGAAAATTTGGCGAGACGAGCTTCTCTCATCTTTTCCTTGTCATATAAAGTTTTCCCAATGAAATTAGCTCTGGAAGCTTCTGGGAAGACATAAGAGTGTTTTTTGGTAAGGTTGATCGATTTTAAAGCAGTGCTACTAGTAGGACCATGATTCGTATTTTTCAGTGTCATCGTTTCTGTCCTGGACCCTCCATTCAAAGATTTCGTTATTTTATGTAGCTTTTTCTTTCTTACATTATACAGAACAGTTTCAAACGCGCAAAAGTGATTATCACTTAATTTACCAGAATTTGCGCTTTCGTAAGTTTGCAAAAAGTCGATATCTTCATCAGGAATGTCGTTTGCAAGAAGTATCTCTGGGCGAAAAAATTTATAATCTTTACTCATCTCTAAACTATAAATTGTCAGTAGAGGAGACTGGCGATTTTGATAAATGAAATGTGAAATACTCTCCAAATAACTCTTTACATGATGGTCGTCTACGTCAAGAGTTTGAAGTAGTTTGTAATTATAATCGCCCTTCTCATACATTGTTTTTCCCGCTACTAGCCTAGATGTTTTTACTGGTGATATGGCTATTTCAGGGACAGAGAAACAACGTCTAGATACTCCGTCATAAAAATCTGGATATTTTTCTTTAATTGGTCCGATATTGTCTATTTTCTTATTTTCTTGTCCGGTCATACACGATTTTAATATAAATTCTTCTAAAACAGATCGATCGAATGAGGAATTCCTACCAGTAATTATTTTGTTCCAGAGAGTACCGTTGGAGATACTGTCTTGCAAAGCTATGCACATGCTCCCTTGAAGATTGTATTTTTTTAGGACATCTACGTCAACACATAGATCAAAATGCTTATCTTCTGCACATTTTGCAGTTGCTTTACCAATTTTATAATAATCGTACACAGTAGGTGGTATACGGGAAATATCTTTTTCGAATATCTCTGCATTGTCTTCTTTTAAGTTGCGCAGAAATCCTCGATTAAGAGGTGCAGGGGAAAGAAGCACAATGACTTGGATATCTTCTGTCAAGGTTACTATATTGCATTTCCCACCATCATAAAGTTTCGCACCATGGTGAGCATACGGACAAGGGTAAAAATATTTAATGTCCCTGTCCACATTTGCTTTGTCTGACAAAGTTGCTTCAAATAAGTATGTGTTAGAGTCTGTCCATTTAGTACATGTATAAAGAATAGTCCCCTTTGGTAGCCACAATACAGGGTAGTCGATTTCATCGATGGAGAGATAATGAATGAGAAACTTCTCATGGTTATGTAGATAATAAGGAGACTTTTTATTTTTATCGATATTGTCGGGAAACTCGAAATCATCGATTCTTGGAACGAATTTTTTGCTTAACTTTAGTTTTACATTGTCAGAGGCGAATTGCAGTACCCGCCAATCTCTTTTACAAGCCTCCTCGAATAATTCTTCTGAGTTACGCAGTTCATGTCCCACATACTGTAGAGCTTGCCAATGATGTTTCAAAATATCTTTGAATAATGTTTCTGAATTACGAACTTTATCTCCAACATTTTTTAAAAGGCGCCAATCCGACTCTACTGCAAAACGCGCAAATTCTACTGTATTTTTAAGTGCATCCGAAGCAAACCTAAAATATTTCAAGTTTAACCTTATTGCCGAATCCATAAAGTCTTTGTTATTTTTTAGATCAACAGTAATGTAATTTATTACAGTTTCTCCTATGTCATCCATCTTCAGAGCTTTTAAGGCAATATCTTTATTTCCTCGAATCTTTTCATTTGTCCATTTGAAACATTTATAATTTGCATCTATTGCAGCGACGACAAAAGCTTCATCATCTTGCAAGCTTCTTGATGCGATTGTAAATGCGAATTCTCGTAAACTAATTAATGCTAGCATAAACTTTTTCTTTTTAAATAAACTTGAAGATAAAGATACCTTCTTGTCCAAATCGGTTATCCTGAAACCATTTTTTACGGCCAAAAGTATTATCTCTTCGTCCTTTAGAGTGTCACCGAGAGCATATTCATATAAATCACCGTTATAATCACCTAATGAATAATGTACAATATCTCGATCGCGTCTTAACTTATCGGATAAGTATTGAAACCCTCTTTTGTCAATTTTCAGAATATCAAGAGCAAACTTTCTGTTACCCTTTATTGTATCCGACACATATTCTAAAGCTTCTACTTTAGTCTTTATAGCAGTCATGATGAACTCTTTGTCATTTAAAATCTCTGGATCTGTAACAAACTTTAGATTTAGACCGTTACCACTAATTGCAGCCATTGCAATTTCCCTATCTGCTCTCATTCTTTCAGGTATATATGCAAAAGCATGCCCCTTATGTTTTCTTACTTCTTCCAGTAAGAACTCGCGATAACCTTTCATTTTCGGCGATATAAAATTTAGGTATAGATCATCTGTAGAAACCCGTATGACTTCATTGATGACTTCGATATCACTTCTTAAATCTTCTGATGCATGTTCAAATGGTTCATTACTGTGACTTTCTCTGACAGCTTGAAGGAAAAATTTCTTATTATTCTTAAGAGAGTCTGATGCGTATTGAATGTCCCTACAATTATTTAGAACGGCTTCAAGAACAACAGACTCGTCGTTCCTTAACTTTTCAGACGCAAATTCCAAAATGTTTGTGCGACGAGCATTTTTAATAGCAGTAAGTACAATTATTTTGTCATTCTTCAAAGAGTCTGATGCATACTGAAGGTCCGTACCATTTTTACCAACAGCTGCGAGAACAACAGACTTGTCCTCCCTTAATTTTTCTGATGCAAACTTTAGAATATTCTGATATCTATTACGATATCTACCATTTTCTATAGCAATAAGTACAATCTTTTTATTGTTCTGTAATGCTTCTGAGGCATATTGCAGACAACTTCCATCTTTATGTACAGCTAATTTGACTAGTTCAAAGTTGTCTTGTAGTTTGATTGATGCATATTGTAAGACTCGTGGATTTAATTTGACGAAAGGTATCATATAATCTAGATCTCCTCGCTTGGCTTCATCTAGATACTTCAAGAATGTTTTAGTTATTCCATTTTTTAATGCCTTAAAAATGTCCGATTTTTCAATGTTAGGAGATTTATGAGACATTATATTTATTGGGTATGCGCTATTTTAATATAAAGATTAGATAAAAAGAGATAATATTGGCCTATACGACGACCTGATAATAATCTACAATTTAAGTGCCATAGATATATACCTAATATCTATTTCATCATAGTCATTGTAAGTACCTGTGCTCTTATCATTTCAAACATGTTGTCGGAAGATGGTTGCATTTTGAAGTTACAAATGTATTTCTTCTTTTTAAGCGGCATTCGATTAGCGCTTTTTTCTTTCGGTAAAGACAAAAGACACAAGCAAAAATACAGTATGAATTCCTTTGAGACGAAAGATTATCTACGCAGTGACGGAAAAGACAATGACCCATATATTCATGATTCTTTCTGGTCCGATGATCCGACAGTATTGTACAAAACCGACCGTCTTCTCGAATTTTTTCCATCCAAACAGTACTCTTTGGCTGAAAATTTGAATGCACTGACAAGATTTTCGGTCTACTGCAGTGTACTTCTGTATTTGTTCCGACCATCCTATACCATTTTCTATTTACCGCTGTTCTTTTTCGTCATGACCTATTTGATTTGGACGTACCGAGAATTCACTGAAAAATTCGGGTTCACAAAGGAATTACAAGTGGACAAGGACACCAATGAGGACACAACGAAACCAACCCTTAGCAATCCCTTTATGAATGTCCTTCTCACGGATTATGTGGATAATCCTCAACGAGGTGAAGCCGCCTCGCGAGAAAATGTGCAAGAAGATGTTGAAACGAAATTCGATTTCAATTTGTACCGCGAGATCGACGACGTGTACCGTCGCAACCATTCAGAACGACAATTCTTCACCATGCCTTACACGACAATCCCAAACGATCAAGGTGGTTTTGCAAGCTGGCTTTACAAGACGGGAAAGACAGAAAAAGAGAAGACTCTAGATACATCTTTAAATTTATCGCCCTGAACCTTTCCACATATTTTCAAGATCTGTTTCAATTTCTGTCATCGTCTTCTCGTCGAGCATATCCGCCTTCATGGTATCTTTTGCCGCGGATTTGACAAGACCTGAAATCAGATTCATAGCGCCTTTGTCGGAGCCACCAATCGTTTTCAAAACATTGTTGATGATGGGGCTTTCCTTGATGGATCCTATCATCGTTTCTACTTCGTCTTTCATTTGTTCTCCGCTGATTTCTTCGTCAGCCATTTGTGTTTTCACAGATTCGCCAATTCGATGAATCATTTTGGAAAGAACAGAGGGGTCTTTTCCTAAATTTGCGAGAAGAGAAGACAAGGGAGGTGGTGCGTTTCCTGATCCTGGTAAATTCGCCATTCCTAAATCTTTCATGAATTCATCTGCGTTAATTTGGGATGCAAAGTTGCGGGCCATTTTCGCAATTTTACTACTTTCAAGACGTTTCATGAAAGGATCATCTTGTAAATTTGCAAAATCAAAGGGAGAAGAAGGAGCAGTCGCAGAAGCTTTTGACTTCGTATTGCTTTTCTTTGTCTCTTGATTTCTTAATTGTTCAATAAGGGATCGAGTGGTATCATCATTTATTCCCTTGTACTGTTTCGAAAGCAATAAGAAAAGTTGCAAATACTTCCACAGTCCTTCGCGTGCTTTTGAGTCTTCATAGAGTGTGTTTAAGCTTTTCATGGTAACTCCTGGGAGTAATTCCTCGTTTTCTTGTTTTTCATTGAGGTCCATAAAGAAGGTTTCATTTCGCTCGACGATCAAGTCTTCATGCAATTGTATTTTGTTGGAGAATTGAAGCAAAGAGTCAAGAACTTTTTCTTGGCTGTATTTCTTGTATTCGCTCAACAATTGTGAAGAAAGGCGTTTGTCTGTTTCTTTTGCAAACTGTTTCATAGTGTCCAAAAAGGATACGACAAAGTGAGTGCTAAAATCGTCCTCGAAAGTAGCAGTAGTAGTTGTTGCGGCGGCCATTATACAAGAAGAACAAATTAGAACTCTTTATATGTTGACAAAGCATTCTTTTTTGCCACGATGAACCGCGTAAGAAATGAATATAAATAAATCCCGTTTTACATCAAATATCATCATGTCTGAAAAAGAAGTTTCAACTCTTCGCAAATTCAACAACTCTGTACGCGGGTTTGTCGCAGAACTCCGTCGTTTGTTCGACGAGAACGACGAAGACATAATCGTCATTGAATCGATCATTGAAATGTCAAAACTGAATGCACGAGTCATCATCGGGCCTTTCCAAAGATATGTTCTCGTGAATACAGAACTGGTCAAAAATATTATGAGTGAAAATACAAACTTTTTTCTTGTGTATCAGTTTGAAGAATTAGTGAATAAGAATCGATCGTACACCGAATACGGTTACAAACTCATTTCGAAATTCCGAGACGCCTTACTTATTCATCAAAACGATCCAAAAACGGTGAAGAACATCTTTGATTGGTTCAAGATCTTGGTATACTATGCCGCAAATGATTCCAATGTTGACATGGATCAATTCCTAACTACCACAAATAAAACAAGTAATACAATATGTACGACCGACGTCGCCGCCGCCGCTCAGGAACATTAATACAATGCTCCGCGATCATTTAAGACAAGAACTTTCTCCTTTGTATTTGCACCACATTTCCCACTTTTTGTATACAAGCATAAATCTAGAGGAACTTCGGTGATTTCGTTTGTCAAAGTATAGTAGTTTCGAGCACCAGCATGATAGCTCATTGTCAAAGGACATGCTTTCATCATAGATTCAGAAAAACTTCCGAGAAATTCCATGGTACTCTTGAAGTAGAAAAAATTGGCATGTATCGTTCGTATCAACTCAAAAATTGAGTCTGCATCACAACTTTCATCGGCAGATATAATATTGTAGAAACTGCATGCGTCAATACTTTTGGCGATATCGAAAGTCCTATATGAATAGAGCGCCAAATGAGTATGAAACATGGAGGGGAAATAAAACTGGATCAAACTTCTGCGTTTTTCTTTGTTCATAAAGTATTTATAAAAATTGAAAAATCGGATTTCTATCTCAAATGAGAACTTTTTGATGAAAATATTTGGATGACTACGCAAAAGAAAGATTCCATCAATGTCCCCTGATTTCCATAATTTCACAAGTTCAGGGAAATTGGCAGCAGGTTTGACATTGCAACGAAGATTCAGAATTTTCACCAGTTTTACAAGAAACGATTCGGCACCTCCACCTTCAAGGACACCGATCGTTTTACCATGCCATGTATCATCTGTCTCACTTACTTCAAATAAATCCGAACGCAACGGGATGAGTAATGTGCACGTAGAATAGCCAAAACGACTGACAAATCTGGATTTCGTGATGACGCGATCCGTTACCAAGAATTCCGGGAAAAAGAAGACTTTGTTTTTCAGATTGGACTGTAAGACTTTGACAAGCGGAGCGGAAACAATTTTCAATGGAAATACAGAAGAAAACGCGTCAAGAATGGCCTTGTCGTTTGGATCTCTGCTATCGCTCAAGAAATACAGTCGACTGAAACTATAAGTACTTTGTGTCAATTGAATATTCATGCTTTCAAACGTCTCTTTGTTCTGACATTTTCGATAAAGGAGGAGAAGAATGATTGCGAGAAAGAAGACAATGGGAAGAAATAGACTTTTCGTCATTATGCAATTGATATACACAAAAGAATTTTAAATAGTGTCTGAAGTTCCACCCTCTCTTCTAGTTTTACACACAGCGTTCATAGAAATATGTGTTTGAATGGTCGTATTGTACATAGATCCATTGATCAGGCGATTTTGAGTGGAATGAAATAAGATATTCAAATTTTCAGGGGACAGTTTTGCAAATGAGACTGGTTTTACAGTACCTGTCGCCCAATTGATAACACTGGGGAATTTGACATAGAATACTTGCGCAATGACGGGAACTGGGTCATCCCTACTGGGAGGATCTTCTGGATTTTCCACCAAGACATGTCCATCAATGCCTTGTAACCAGTCTTTGAATTCTTGCCAAGGACTACCGGAGCATATCCCAGAGACGGGGTTATACCAATCGAAATCTTGAAAGCGAACAACATGGTCAGAAGGAAGAAGACATGTCGGTTGATATTCTTTTGTCACAAGTTTCAAATAGTAGTCATCGCCATTTCCTGGATTCACTATTGTGATCGTCTGCAATAAGGACGTTTCACGGATAGATTTCAAAGGCGATCCAGAAGGCGTCAATATTCTAATGGTCAAGCGATTGAGTAATGCGACTGGTACCGGGAACGTGAACATCTCTGCGCCCATGGGTCTGAAAAGATGGTATCCCGACCGACCACTGACCCCTTGCTCCCACGTCTTATCGTTCATTATCTTGATGACATTTTTGTGGAAAAATTCATTGGTGGATTTGTAAATGGACGTTAACTCTTCGATCTGCAGAATCAAGTATGGATAGTGTAACATTGTTTGACCACTGTCAAAGCATTGACGCGAAAAATGCGAGTCTAAATCGGAAAAGTAGAGGCATACTGACTCAATACGAAGTTCCGCCACATTGGATATCCGAGCAGGAATATTTAATCCTTCTGTCATACCCGTTCGTACATCGTAGTAGCCGACAATTTCTCCCAACGGCTGATTTGGATCGTACTGTGGATTACTTTCGAGACGTTTGCTGGGAAGTTGAATGAGGGGATTGTTTTCGTAAACGGGGAAGCGTTTTGTAACAAGTTGTTGGCTGTTGAACGTGACGGAAAAGTTGTATCGATTGAATTTTTCATCCACGCGGAAATTTCGATCTGCACTTGAAACAGCCAGAAAATGCTGAACATACTCAAAGGAATCTTTTGTGACTAACGGACCCCTGTAATTGATGCCGACATTACTTGACACGAAATCTTCATTTTGAGAATTCAAAAAGATTTGGACGTTATTCTCTTCTACATCAGGGTTTGCAGCTGTCTCATTTGAGGCAATGACTTCATTCTGCTGTGTAGTTCCATAGGAAAATACATCTTCTTTCATTACAAATGTCTTCTCGATGGTCTCCTCTTCATCCGACGACGAATCCTCATCGATCGGAGCGAACGCCGACACTGTTGACGTGGTAGTAGCATTATTTTGGGATTTCAAACGCTGCATGTTCTGAAACTTTTGGATAATGTCTTCATTGTCTGTAAAAAATACTAGCTCACCAGAGTCTCCTGCACTTCCACTACCAGCTGACGAAACGCCTATTTTCTCCTCGTTTGACAAGGAAGACATTTTAACTAAATTGTCAAGATATGGGTACTGTTCATCAACCATGGTTTTGAGATTCTTCTCCGTGAATGTAGGTTCGTCGGTCGTAGAAAGAGGCTTGTTCAGAAAGCTATCATCTGCGTCAAAGGAGGCAGCGGTGAAAAGACTTTTATGTACTTCAGGTCTTTTCTCTACTTCATGGAGTAGAAGCGGAATGGCTTCCTGTAAAGCGAGTCGGTTCATGTCGACAATGTTATTCAAGTTGACCTTCTTTCGTTTGGCACTATTCAATGCTCTTAGAAGGATATTCTTGACAGGTTCTGTCCTTTTCAAAGCTGTCAATTTCTCTTGGTGCATGTAATCCTGACATAATTTCATGAAAACATTGAAATTTTCAGGGGAAAAGTAGAAACGCTCAAGTGAATTTCGCGCTGCATTACTCACAGGAAGTGTCTTTGTGCTCATCTTGGTGGTCTAAATGAATGGATGTCTTACCTTTTTACTGCAGAAAAAAAAAGTGGTCATTTGGCGTGCAACTGTTCTTTGGCATTTTTTTTTGTCAACCTTCTTATAAAAATGGATGCAACAGAACCAGTAAAACAAGTCGCTGACTTGCAGAATGTTCTTGCGATACCTACACCAGTCTATATCGTTATGCTGTTTATCACGGGAATCTTTGCATATTGCATCTTTACCAATCCAGATATGCAAAATTCATATTTCTTAATTACACAAATGACTATTGATTTCGGACTCATGGTCTTTGTTGCATTTATGATAGGACTGTTGACATTGACATCTTCCCCAGATTCCTTTGTCACCAACTACTCTACTGCTATTTTGCCCATTTCTCTCATTCTGGTCATATGGTTGAAATCTTACTTGACATATGCCGTGAATTTGGCGGATTTCTGCGGCGGAAAAGACAACGTTCAATCGTACCAATCGATTGCCATTCTTTTTAATACCATGAAGATAGCCATTTCAGTTTTTATCGTGTATAGTTTTCTTGCGATGTTTCCGACAACGACCACCTTGTTCTTCGAATTGTTTGGATCATCCCATCCGATCATTTACTATCTCGGAATTGGAACATGGATCGGCGCGAGTACTTGGCCGGGAGAAGCATCTGCTTTCTATTCACTACAATCGGCAGGTTGTGTACCAGAATCCAAAATAACATTCAATGATTTGACGGTGACCGCAACCAACAATCAAAACCTCGAAGAGTACGCGTAACAAAAAATGTCGTATTCTATTTATATACGTCGCCTTATGTGGGAAGATTACACAAGTTATATCATTTACGTATTGGTAGGTGTTTTCGTTCTGGCTTCCATTCTTTCTCTCTATACCAAGGAAGTTGCAAATGAACCCTTTACGATCCAAACCAATTATATCTCCGACAAAGATGACGCATCTGCGACCAATATCAGCTATCGCGACTATTACAACAATCAGTATCCATCTTTGACAAAAGTGGATGACAAATGTATTCGAGACGCCGATACACTCTCGGATTTCGATTTGCAACGTATTTTGCTTGAAAAAGAGAAAAAAAGCAATTTCGTGTACCCCAAACACATTGATCGAGGGGATGACAAGAAAATGCAGCGAGTGGCTGAAAAGATTGTAAAAGCGACAATGGATCCTTTTGACAAGGAAATGATTATGAAGCAAATCGAGGATCGAAAACATGCAAAAGCATCATCGAAGCTACCAGAATTTGTCAAATCTCCAGACGCACTTCCTTCACCCAATCCAGACATTCCGTCTCCTTATGGCTACGTGTATATGCCAAATCGTCTTTGGCGGTCAAACCAGTATCAAGCACCCGTCTGTTACTCGAACACCACCAATATTGTCCAACCTGTTTTTACAAATGGTTTGACAAGCGATATCCTTGAATTTACAGGTGTAGGTTCTATCCTTCCAACTTTTGAATACCGCGAAACTCCAGGAAGTCTTGACGAAAAGTCGTTTTTCAATAAACTGACAAAGGATAGTATGAATATATGGGCCACCGATAGTCGTGTTCATCCATGAGAATTGCCGATAAAAAAAATGATCCTAGTGAATATTACCTTTCATTGACATTTGCAGCGAGTCTGGAAAAAGAAAAGAAAATGATAATTCACGTTCGTTGTTTCACTTGTCAATCTCTTGTCGCAGAGAAATGGAATTTATACCAAATGTTGGTAGAAGCATACTCGAAAAAGCAAGAACGTGGATCGAGCTTGAAAGAATCCATTCGCAAAAGGCGCGAGACAATTAACATTGAGACCGTGCATCAATTCCTAAAAGACGATGATCAGACGCATAAACAAAGCCCGTCCTATTTGGCATTTGAAGCACTTGGAATTCGTGATATCTGTTGTCGTCGCATTTTTCTCAGCACCAAAACTTTAATTGACGAACTTTGATTTTTCTTGATCTTATAGTATAAGTAATGTTTGAAGACGCAATTTCGTTGGTGATCATCTCTCTCTTTTCACTCGGAGTTTTACTCCAAGTCTATTGGTACGAGATCACTGCATATTTAGGTCTTGTAGGACCTTCGATACGTCAGTACGTGGACTTAACTTTTTTGAAACCGTTTTTTTCGGTAGCCTATTAAAAATAAGATAATACTATAATTAATATGACGTCTAAAACGTTGAAAAATCGGAGAATCGTTGTGCATATTGGAGGTGCAACGAGAAGAAGAGAACATTCTGTGCACGAAGAAAAAGTGCAGAAGGAAGTCATGAAATTGGATAAAAACGAGATATCGGTTTATTTGACACAACTCGGAGTCATGTGTCCCTCTTCAAAAGCTCCTGAAGATCTACTTCGGAAGACGACGATGGTACTTTGCACAGATCCCTATTAGGCACGTTTGCGGCATTTAAAAAAAATCGTACTTGCTATAGAAGAATGTGGAGATTGATAAAGAGTCAGCCTGATTTTATGTATGAATGGAAGAGGCCTTTAGATAGAGGTGTTTATCAAGTGAATTTCGAAAGTGTCGATGGTTTCAAGAATGACGCGACATTACTTATCACAAACTCTTCGACGAGCAGCTGCAAAACGTATAATCCATTGCCCGAAGAGTTTCATACATCTTTCTCAGTTCCTGGCAATTTGACTCTTACTCTACGATCAGCAAGCAATAACTTCAGCCTTCCTGCGGTCAAAGTGTACTCTGTTCTCCAAACGACGTCTGCAACTCTAAATGGCATGGAAACGGAAAGCGTCATTCTTTTATACTCACCAATGAAGGATCTGCTGCAGCAGGAATCAAAAGAGAAGACGAAACCTGCTTTTGCGTCGCCTTCTCCATCGGGAGACTCTTTAGAGAAACGATATATTGTATTTCATACTATTTATCAGTTGACAAGTAAGATTGAAAGACTGCTTTTCACGTTAAAAGAAATGGTGGACGAGAAATTGATTAGTAATCCTTCCGAAAAGGAAAGACTTTCTCTTCTTCTTCGTCAATGCAAAGAGAATTATTTGAACTTAAGAACGATTGTCATCCAATCCGATAGAATATTCCTTCCAGAAGATACGATTATCAACGCCTTACTCGATCCTCGTATTGATAGTTTAATGAATATGGTGTTTGACATGACGTTGAATGACATTGACAGAAAAACAATGAGTGTTAGTATTCAAATGTTACATCTACTTTGGAACCTGTGCGGGAAAAATGAAATCCATTTGTGAAATATAATGTCCAGACTTGAAAACTTTTTTTCCGTTTTTTTAAATATTAAGTTTGTATAAAAAATGCTGAGTATTAAAATATAACTTCCTCTTCTCCAGATCTTAACAAACAATGAACGTCATTACAAAAGGTACAAGCTATGTCAAAGAAATCGAAAGACGTCAAAGCCTTTTGAAACAAGCCCTTATCATGAAATCCCGCTATCCAATTATGTGCGAGCAAGACAAAGGGACGTTTGACATTTTTTCCGAAATTCAAGGTGTTTTCAAGAAACAGATCCGTGAAGCGGAACTAGGTCTAAAGCTAGGAAACCATTTGCTTGAAATCTACGAAAAGTACATTTGCAAAGTGAGAAAACTTTATGACATCATCAATGATTTCTATGTCAGCAAATTTGTCAATCCGAACAAATACACAAAGAACAACGCTGTCAAAACGTACACAAATGCTGACTCAGATCTGGTGAGTGAATGCAATTACCAGAACTGGTGCGAACGTATTACTCCAATTCTACTGGATATTCAGGAGTACGCTTCTCACCAGTACTTCTTGAACCAAAACCTATTTGTCAATCCCGCAACTTGTTATGACTTGAATGTCTCCAGTACAATGTGTGGCCATCCAATTGGAGACGGTACTGTCAAATCCGTCTACAACCTTAAAAGTTTTGGAACGACCACTCAACAGTATGCGTTACACATTACTTTTGATTCACTTCTTGGAAATAGTTCCAATACCTACGCCAATCTATCGTACCAGCAAAAGACAACTTCCATTGATATCGCCACCTTAAAGGCTGAAAATGCTGCTGTTGCCAACGTCGTGAATACCATCACTTTGTCCAACTTGGACAACTCCATCTGCAACACTCTCAGTCCTGGTACTGCAGGCAACGTTATCTCGAGTCGAGTTGCTTGGTGGGATCCAGTTTACCTCTGCCAACAAGTTGCCATGGCTTTTAGTAATGAAACTTATCTACGCGTCGATTTGGACAACAATTTGTCTTCTTTCATGTCCGATATTTTCACCCACTTGGAAGTCGTATGCTTGAACCAGTCGACTGTCCAGCGCCAAGTACACGTGATTAAAGCCGTACTTGAATGTGCTCAAGCGAATTTGAATTTCGCTTCGACGGAAGTTGAATCCCTGGCCATGGTCAATGACGAACAACTCATCAGCATGATTGAATCTGGAAATGAACTCAAGAAACAGATCAGTTCGTTACCGGTCATCCGTTCTACGGGTATTTTCAGCTATGATGAACGCAAACGTTGCTGCACAGATTTCGATATCTGCTATTAAGGTACTAATCGGCGTTTTGTCAAAATAATTCCATTCTTCTGTCTTTCTAAAAAATCACTTTCAAATGCATAATCGGGAGAACTCATGAGATCGTACTTATGTCGTCGTTTCCTCTCTTGTGACAAACAACACTTGTACTCATTGTCTTCGGCATCACAGTTGTAGCAATAGGCGTTGTGAATCGCCTCCTCATCAATTTTGATAGGACTCTTTTGGTCAACATTGATCGGCATCTCACAAAATCCATTGCTTTTACATCCACCACGCTCATTCGGATAATTGGTGTTTTTTCGATAAAATGGACAATCTTCATTGATTTGACACTTGCGGTCCCAAGTTCCTTTTTGTTTCGTGTAACCCAGAAGAGAAAACTGCGACGTACATCGATACTTGCTATCAACATTGTTTCTTTCCGCATCCCCATAACATGAATATTTTGCATCGGATGAATCGTCGTGGTCATATCTTTCTGTTGATACGTACATGACATCTTCTTTTGGAACCAATTTTTGATTCACAGAGTCAAGGT